CATTGATTACTTTTTCAGGAGGAACTAGGCAATACGCGGTTAGACGTTCGCCTTCAACATCAAAGGTTTCTAACTCTAATACTGTATGACTATTTTTTAATTGTTGTGCTACTTCTTTATTCCATACTATCTGCATTTTAGCTTCCAAATACGTTATTTAATTGCTGTGTAACTCTGACAAATGTTGTACATTTACTTAACTGTTTTAAGCTAGGGGCACCAACATAAGTACAGGTACTACGTAATCCGCCTAGGATATCTTGTACTGTACGCTTTACTGGACCCTTGTAGTTTATTTCAACAGTTTTGCCTTCTGAACTACGATACTCAGCAACTCCACCATGATGCTTATCCATAGCAGATTCTGAACTCATACCATAGAACTTAACTTTCCCATCTTCAACGGTGCCACCACCTTCATCATGTCCGGCTAACATACCACCTAACATTACAAAGTCAGCGCCTGCGCCAAAAGCCTTAGCAACATCTCCGGGGCAGGTGCATCCACCATCTGCAATAATATGACCGCCAAGACCATGAGCAGCATCAGCACACTCAATAATAGCACTAAGTTGAGGATAGCCAACACCCGTTTGTCGACGAGTAGTACAAACACTTCCTGGGCCGATGCCTACTTTAACAACGTCTGCACCACGTAAAATTAACTCCTGTGTCATGTCTGCTGTAACTACGTTACCGGCAATAATAGTATGTTCCGGATACTGTGTTCTAACTTTTTCTACAAAGTCTCCAAACTGTTCTGCATATCCATTGGCTACGTCAATACAGATATATTTGATTCTTGATAGTCCGTAGAGAATTACTCGTAGACGTTCCCAGTCACTATCGCCAATGCCTGTGCTAATAGCTTGATGGTTACAACCAATCATTGGATGGTACTTGCCCCATGCTTCTAAGTCGTAGCTCTTAACTAAGCAAGTAAACAAATCCATTGACTCTAGCTCATGTGCCATGTCAAATGTACCAACACCGTCCATGTTAGCGGCCATAATAGGAATGCCAGTGTATATTTGCTGACTATGCTTAAATTTGTATGTTCTATGCAGGTCTACTTCACTGCGTGATCGTAATGTGCTACGCTTAGGAACAAACAGTACATCCTTAAAGTCTAACTTAACTTCATCTACTATTCGCATAGGTACGTTTCTCTAATTTTAGTGCGTGATAAATTTGTTGTACACCTTGTGCCTGGCTGATACAATCCTCAAGAGCATTGTGTAAGCCAGCTTTGTTCTTTTCACGTGGATCACCGTGTACACCAAATAGTGTACGACTATCACGTATTTGCCAAAACTGCCATGGAGTCGGCCAGCCACACTGGCGATAAATGTTTTCTAGTATGACAATGTCAAACGCAGGGCCTTGACACCAAATGTTTTCAACACCGACTGTAAACTTGTTTAATTGTCGATACATGCTTTCTAGGCTAACACGATCGCCTTCACCAAATGCTTCTTCGTACACATCGGCGCTTTGACTAGCCCACCATTTGAGTGTATCTTCTTGTACTTCGCGACCTAAGGCTAATTGCTCATCAACATCAATGCGAAAGTAAAGACTATCGCCAAACGCATCAGGAGTGTAGGGATCAAACTTAACAGCACCTAGCGTGAGAATAGCACAGTCTGGGCGTGTGCCCAAACTCTCTAAGTCTAGCATTATATCCATTATTTTGTTTTGAGTAGTTTTATTGATTCAGCTTCTACTACACGATTTCGTAGTCCTGAACTAGAGAATGAGTGATCACGACGATTAAAGATATGTTGGATACCTCTGGTGTATCCTTCGTTTTCACCAGTGAATGCTTTGTTTTCGTATTCAACACCCAGCACACGAATATCAATTGGTAGAATTAATAGTAAGTCAACTAGGTCTTGTTCTGTTTGATATACAACAACTTCATCAACATAACGACAAGCCGCTAATTGAATTTGACGCTCTACAATACTTTGCACAGGTTTATTTTTAGTATCGGGACGATCAATAGTTGGATCTGTTTGTAGACCAGCAATTAAGTAATCGCAATGATTTTTAGCTTCGGCAAGCATAGCAATATGTCCTGCGTGTAGCATGTCAAAGGTACTAAAGGTGATGCCAATCTTCTTGCCATCATCTTTGAGTTTACGAATGTGATTGAATATCATCTGTCTTGCTCGATTTTAACTTGTAGTGGATAACCATTGTTACGTGCAAGTACAGTAACTTCTATACCTTTTTGTTCAGCCAGTTCATATGGTAGTACTGCTACCACTGCTGAACCTTCTTCGTGTACACGAACAGTAATTGCTTCTGCGGCGCCTTGGTCGTAATTGAAAATAATCTTAAGTGTTTCAATTACAAACTCCATACTAGTGGTTTCATCATTGATATAGATAACACGATATTCAGGAGGTTCTTGTATGTTGAGTTTTGGCTCAATACGATGGCGTACTACAGAATCTGTTTTAGTTTTTGACATTAATGTTTCGCTCATAATAATAAGGGGGTTAAGTTATATCGGGACTACCCCCTTATTATACAGCCTTACCGCTTATTTTGCAAATGTTATGGCAATTTTTTTAGGTTTATCTTCTTCTGGAACAACCTGTTCTAATGCAATAGCCAAAATACCATTTTTAACTGTAGCACCACGTACTTCAATGTGCTCAGCCAACGGGAAAGTACGAGTAAAATTACGAGCACTAATACCTTTGTGCAAGTATTCTACTTCTACTTCTTTTTTGATTTGCTCGCCTTGAACGGTTAATACGTTTTCTTTTAATTCAACGTCAATTTCGTCTTCGGCAAAACCAGCAACGGCCACTTCGATAACATAGTGAGTGTCATCTAGTTTAACTACGTTGTGTGGGGGATAGTTATCGCTTTTGCTATTGGCAAAGTTACGATTTAGCTGTTCGAATAAACTATCAAAGCCAATGGCTTGGCGATGAATTTGATTTACGAATGTAGGTAAGTCAAGGGTGTGGATTTGTAATTGTGTCATGTTTTTCTCCTTTTAAGCAAGTAATGACTATAATGTAGACCCGACTATCGGCATCTACAAATATATTTATACTACATATTACAGATTAATGCAATATATAATGGTAAAATTAATATAATTTTTTTGGTAACGATTCAGAAGCTAATTTTTTGCGCCAACGGTTCTTGGCCGCTGCTTTAGCTTTCTTACGCTTTGTAGTAGGTTTTTCGTAGGTTTCACGTTCTTTTAAATCACGAAGTAAGCCTGATTCCAGCACTTTCTTTTTGAATTTACGTAACGCTTTTTCTACAGGTTCACCTTCACGTAACGTGACTGTGTTACCTCTACAAACAACTGGACCGCCTTTTTGATGATATGCCATAGTTTTTTATTTATCGAAAAATTCTTCAGGGTTGTTTTTATCTGCGTATATAATAACGTCGGCTTTACTAGAAACACGATTAAACCACAGTTGATCATTCATTGCTTGATTATAAAAATATACATTGTAAGGTACTGTGCCGCCCCTAACTATATCTCCCAAATTGGTAATTTGTTCTTCTGTAGCATTAACTACTAATACAGTTTTTATATAGTCCGGTGGTGTTATAAAGTTACTATGCATTTCTTCCTAGATAATCAGCAATTTGTTCACGTTCTACATCAGTCAGCGTATCTGGATCGTAACGACCAGAATCAATTTCATCTATTAAGTGTTGAATATACGCTTCTTCATAAGCATACACGTCTGTTGTTGATTTGTCAACCTCTATCCACTTATTTCCATTGAATTTGAACAAACGATTTGGTAAGAAGTCTGTGCGTAAGTAAACGTCACCTTTTTCTGGATTGGCTGGGTATTCATTACCAAAACTGCTATTGGCTGCTTTACCTAAATTAGGGCCGTTGTCAGCTTCGGCTAGTAAATGCGTATTCATTACTCCACGACCACGTGCTGGAGCAGCTTCTGGTGGGATAACTACTGCTGGTTCTGCAGGTTTTTCTTCTACTACAGGCTCTGTAGTTACTTGTAGATTAACATTTGACTCTGGTACAGCAATACGAGTAATAAGCACTGGCTCTTCTTTAACTTCTTCTTTAGGACGACCAAAGATACTAGGCATTGGGAATCCAAATCCTGACCAGCCAGTTTTCTTTTCCGCTACTGGCAATTCTTCTTCGGGTTCGGGATCTTGTGTAGTGGTTACATCATAGTCAGTTAAATCTGGTTCAGTATGTTCAGTATACTCAGATAACATTGCATTGATTCTATCAATTTCCTCATCAGTTAACTCTGTATCTTTATAGTCAAAAGATGGGCCAGTTTGTAACCAAGTACCGTCATTTAAACGTATACCTTCAAAATCTTGTTTAATGTTGTCAGACTCGGATTGAGATTTTTTCTCACGGTGCCAACCAAATGTCATCTGACTTGCTAACAACATAATAACTGCTAGTGGATCAAATACTATAACAATCATAATAATGATCCAGGTCACCGCCTTTTCTAACATACTGGCATCAGGTGCTGTGCCATAGATAAATGCTGCTATATATTTGATAGGACCTACTTCAGCTTCAACCTTACGATTTTCTGCACGTATAGGAGCGGCCTCGTCATTGAGTTGGCTAATGATCTTTTGATTAGACTCAATGTCTTTAGCCAGACTAGCACGGTCACGCTTCTGGCTGTTACGAATAGCATTGGCCTTGTCTGCACCCTTTTCGTCTGAGCTACGGCTCATTACTTGATCAACTGCGGCATCCATTTGCTGTAGTTGCTTACGATCGGCTTCGATGTTATCACGTGCTGTTTTGATCTTCTCATCGTAGATGGCAAGTTTAGCACCCACATCTCCTGACACTAAGTTTTGATCGTTGTGTGCTTTTGATAAGAAACCAAAGATACCCATTGATGTGATTAACATTAATACAGTAACGGCTGTTACCATATAAGTCTTCATTAAACGTGGTACCTGCGACCAATACTGCTTAATCCAAGTGGCGCAAACAAGTTTAGCTACTTCGAGGCTCACGCCCATAATCATAATAGGAATGGCAGCCGCAGAGAAAATAGCAGTAAGGCCAACTACTGAATAGTAGATAGCAACCGAACTAATGGTTAAACCAGTTAAGAGTAATAGGTATGCAAGTATCATAGTCAGTATTTATTGAGTTTTAGCTCGTTAATAATACTATAATAAATGATGTTTGTCAATCTGATTGGATTAATTCATTGCCTGCCAACCGGAAGCGGTGTAGACCATTGCTTTATCGGTTGTTGTATTATAATATTGCATACCTTTTAATGGAGTTCCGGCGGCAGTATTGGCGGCGGCATCATTGGCATAGTTTGGTAATCTTGGGAATCCAACGAAATGATTATAATTTAGTTGCCCATAAGTTACTGCTCCAGTAGCACTATTAAATGACATCGGTTGAATAGAAGTATTATCAGCCTGATATCCAACTCCTTTAATTACTACACCACCATCATACCAAATACCATTACTACCACCATCAAATTTTAATTTACCAACCCCATCTTCATTTTGAATTTGCATTAGAACATTATCATTACCATCACGAAGTTGATATGTTCTATATGCGCTGATGTTTCCCGTATCAGAACCATCATCGGTTCCTAATACTATATCTGTGGTTACATCTGTTGATTCAATGGTGTTGTTAATGAACTTTAACTGCCCAACTTGTAGCTGGTTAGCACCGTCAATCTTTAACACACCGTCTAATACTGTAAGAGCACAGTTTAAGCCAGCGTTGTTTTGATCCTGAATGTATAGTGTTCCCGGGCCAATGTAAACTGAGCGCCAGCGTAGTAGTTCACTACCCAAGTCATATGTATTATCCGCCGCTGGGATGATACTATGGTCGTAAATGGTGTTAGCCGCGTGTATGTGTATAGGGTTCCCGCCAGGTGTAACTCCATCACTTAGTCGTAAGGAACCAGTGAGTTCGTCGTAGAATAGTCGCCCACGTTCGCCTACAAATGTGGTACCTAGGGTGTTTCTTACTCTACTAGTGAATAACTTTTGGATTGCCATCTAGGACTTACCCTTCAAAAGGTTCGTCTTCGTCTGCCATAGCAACAACAACAGGAGCAATACCTGCGTTTTGTTTCATAATAGCTAATTCGTCTTGACCTTGCTCGCAACCGCATGGGCTTGCACCACACGTATCACAGGTTTCTTCACCGGCCATTTTTTTCATCAAATCCAGTTTTTGTTGTAATGGCGGAACCATTGTTTTAACATTAACCTGTGCTTGTTGTTCAATACCAGCTGTATCTGTAGGTTGATCAACTTCTATACTGGCTTGGTCGGGGCGATTGGTAATCTCTGTGCTGGCTTGTGTGTTAGATTCTTGACTATCAATAACATCTGCCAATTTACGTAGTATTTCTGCGGCTTTCATAATAATATCCTGTTTGTATAGTTAGTTACTTCCACGGGCGGCCTTTAATCAAACCCCCCACGTTAGCATTGTCTACTACTACATTTCCAGAATAAACTGTGGGCAATTCTGTAGTATCTAAAGTGTGTAATGCTCTATACCCCGTGGTACCTGCTGTAGCACGTTTGGTGGCCGCTAAAGCTAGTTTAGCCTCTTGACGTGCTTGTTTGGTACTTAGGTGTGATATTCCGTTTGCTGACATAGTATGTTATTTATCGTTAATATGTCTGTTGCCAGCCATTTATAGTTTTGGTGTAGATGCTCTTTACATTACTCCAAGTATTAGCGGCAGTTTTAACCTTGACATTTGATACGTAACTCCAAGTATTAGCCACTGTTTTAATGGTTGTGCCACCCGACGTTACCATTGGATAAACTAAGTTACCCCAAGGTACCCCTAGTCCAGTTACTGGATCCCAGTTAGAGCTAGCTGCATAACCATTTAAATATGTTACTGTGGCATTGTTGCCTGTTGTAATATCGTAGTAAGAATTAAGATTGCTGTAAAGTATTTTATGTATTGCGCCAGGCACAGGACGACGGCCGCCATTCATTGACATAAATCTAGCAAACATACCAGCCATGATTGGTGCCGCGGCACTGGTACCACCAAAGCCAGACACTACACCATTGTACCATAGGCCATAGGCATTCATGGCAGCGGCTATATCCGGAATGCCTCGTGCTGTTAATGATGTGGATGGTCCAACTGTAGAATTAGCCTGAAAATATTGTCGATAAGTCAAACCTCTTTGATAATCTGGCAGTGGTATAATACTACTGATTCCGCCGGCACTACCCCAAGTTGAAGAAAACCCATCGTGGAACTCTACAGTTTCTGTAAGTCTTACATTACCAAATCCATAGCTGGTTTGAAGATTAGTTCCACCAACAGAAACAACATTGGCACTTGATGCTGGATATTGAACAGCCTGTACATTTGCACTTGCAAAAGGTTCACTACCATTGTCGCCTGCGGCTACAAATACTGTAATTCCTTTGGCGGCCGCATTGGCCAAAGGAGCAGATAAGAAATCACCATATGCTTCGGTTGTACCCCAACTGTGTGTAATAATATCACACTTTTCATCAATGGCACGTTGAAACACGTTAGCCCAATTTTGCGATGTTCCAACATTGCCTACATATAAAACTATATTGGCGCTGGGAGCCATGCCAGCCACGCAGTATAAATCTAATGTGTTTTCTCCACCGCTGGAATCAGTTGATCCACTAGTTGCGCCATCGACTAATAC